CAGGAATATGGTTATGCTTGTCCTTTGACTCAAGAATTGATAGATGATGCATGTGAGAAATTGATTGGAAAAGATTTCCGAAATATTAGTGCGCAATTCTATTATGAGATGCCCAAAAATGTTGATCCGACCGTTGAACCAATTTTACCTGATGGTTTGTTTTGCCCTCTCGGCAAAGCGGATAAGAAAGTTGGTCAAGCTACTAAAACTGCGATAATTCCGTCTTGCATTCAAGGTGAGTTGTCTGAACCTTTTATGAAACCAGCTCTGTTGAAACCCACCATGATTGATGGTGTGTTGCATGATCCATTGTTGAAAGGTTTGAAGAAATGTGGTGTTGATACAGCAGTTTTGTCAGATGAAGAAGTTAAATCAGCAGCTATGGATGTTGCTCAATTGGTTTTAACTCAAACAAACAGCATGATTGATCGTGCAAAGTACCAACGGATTCTTACTTATGAAGAAGCCGTTAGAGGTACAATGGATGATGATTTTATGAAGGCTGTTAATCGTACTACATCTCCTGGTTACCCATATTCTTTACAGAATAAGGGCAAACCTGGTAAAACACGATGGATGGGAAAGGACGAAAAATTTGACTTTGAAAGTATGGAAGCGCAGCAATTGCGTGCAGACGTAGATGAGTTGATTGAAGATTGTCGTATTGGTAAAATTTCAAATGTCTTTTTCGTTGATACTTTGAAAGATGAGCGACGTGAAAAAGCAAAAGTGGATGTTGGTAAAACTCGTGTCTTTTCTGCTGGTCCTCAACATTTTGTTGTGGCGTTTCGCAAGTACTTTCTTCCGTTTGCTGCTTGGTTGATGCATAATCGTATTGATAATGAAGTTGCTGTTGGTTCTAACCCTTACTCTTTGGATTGGGAACGTATTGCGAAACGTTTGAAATCAAAAGGTAAACATGTTATTGCTGGTGATTTTGGTAATTTTGATGGCTCGCTTGTTGCTCAAATATTGTGGGCGATATTTTGGGAAATATTTGTTCCTTGGTTGGAAATGTTCAATGACCTTAATAGTAAGGAAGGAAGGGATATTCTTAAAATTTGTCTCGGTCTTTGGGCTCATCTTGTGCATTCTGTTCACATTTTTGGCGATAATGTTTATATGTGGACTCATTCTCAACCCTCTGGAAATCCTTTTACTGTCATTATTAATTGTTTGTACAATTCGATTATTATGCGTATTTCTTGGATTCGTATTATGCGTCGGGATTGCCCTAGTTACATGTCCATGAAGTTTTTCCGTTTGTTTGTTGCGCTGATTACCTATGGTGATGATAATGCTGCTAATATAGCAGATAAAGTCATACATCTGTATAATCAAGAAACCATCAGTGCTATTATGGCGGAAATGAAACATGAATATACTGATGAGGGTAAATCGGGTACAATTATAAGGTCACGTCAATTGGAAGATATTTTCTTTCTAAAACGTGGTTTTAGATTTTGTCCTGAATTGCAACGCACAGTTGCTCCTCTCAAGATTGAAGTGATTTATGAGATGTTGAATTGGACGCGTAATACAATTGATCCTAATGTTATTCTTATGTCTAACATTAATACAGCTTTTCGTGAGGTAGTTAATCATGGTAGAGATGCTTATGATGAATTATATCGTGGAATTATGCGAATTGCTGTTAAACTTCCTGCTATTCCA